TTCCTCGAGTCGGAAAATAAAAGTTAAGGAGAAAAAACTATGGCAATAACACAAGCAATTTGTAATTCATTTAAGAAGCAGCTTTTAGAAGCTGATATGAATTTCAAACAAACTGGTGGTGACAAGTTTAAGATAGCTCTTTACTCTTCAACAGCAACTCTAAACTCTGCAACAACTGCTTTCACAGCTTCATCTGAAGTTGGAAACAGTGGACAATACACTTCAGGTGGTGGACTACTAGCTAATTTAGGTACTTCAATTACCGCAGGTGTAGCAAGAGTTGACTTCGCAGACAGGTCTTTTACTGGAGTGACGTTAACAGCTAGAGGCGCTATGATTTACAATACATCTTCTGACACGACGAACGCGTCAGTTTGTATTTTAGATTTTGGAGCAGATAAAACAGCTACATCAGGAACGTTCACTATTCAGTTTCCAGCGCCAACATCAACAGCAGCGATTCTAAGGATCTCTGGTTAATCGTAGGAGGTAACTCCTATGGCTACTTGGGGATCATTAACTTGGAGTGCTAACTCTTGGGGCACTGATCAAAATACGATCTCTGTCAGCGGGATAAGTGCAACTTTAACATTAGGTGATGAAGTAGCTTTTCCAGGTCAAGGTTGGGGAGCCAATTCTTGGAACGTTGGTGAATGGGGTTCAGTCAATACAGGAAATCAATTAGTAACAGGGCTTGCACTTTCTGCAAGTTTAGGAACAGTCGAACAATCTTCTAGTACCGGTTGGGGTAGAGATGCCTGGGGTACAAATGTTTGGAATGGTTATGGAACAGTAATTCCTACAGGAGTTTCTGCTACCATGACAACTGGTCAAGAATTAATTGATACAGAAATAAATAGAGGTTGGGGAAGACTTGGTTGGAACATAAATGCTTGGGGCATTGGTGGTCAAACAATGCCAAGTGGTTTACCAATGACAGCAACACTAGCTAGTGTTGGAATAGTTAACGAAATTAATACTGGTTGGGGATCTGACGGTTGGGGCGTTGAAGGATGGGGAGCATCTATTCAAGTAGTTTCAGTTTCAGGTCAAACTATGACAGCTGCCGAAGGATCTGGCGGAATAGAATTTGATGGAGATTCTAATTTAACTTTAACTGGTAGAGCAATGACTATTGCTCAAGGTACTTCAGAAGGGTTTGCTTCTTTTGTTGCAACACCTACTGGTCAGCCAATGACAATGACATTGTCGTATGACCCTGAAGTAGTTATACCAACTGGATTAAATTTAACAGCAACGTTAGGTGACGAATCTTCAGAATTTAAAACAATTGCAGAAGTAAATGCATTTAGTCCAGGTTACTGGGGATATAGATCTACTTGGGGCTTTAGTGCATGGGGTAATGGACAAACAAATACTCTTGTAATGAGTATGTTAGAAAACTTCTCTGGTGCAGACCCTGCTCCAGATGCAGTAGCTACTGGTCAAGCAATGGCCGCAGCTTTAGCAGCCGGTGATACATTTGATATTATTGGTGATGCAAATATAGCTCCATTAGCTGCTATGGGCTGGAGTGATGGTACATGGGGCGAGTCTAGATGGGGTAATGGTTTATACAGACCAGATACTGATGACATTTTCACAGTAACTGCAGCTTTAGGAACAGCTGTTTTAGATGCTGTTACTTTACCTACAGTTACAGGTTTAGGAGTCCAACAAGTACGTTTAGGAAGTGTTTCAGTATTAGCAGATGGTAATGTAATTCCTACTGGAAACCTCTTGACAATGGGTCTAGGTACGGGTACAAATACGTTGATTTGGAATGCAGTCGATACAGGTTCAGCACCGACGACACCTCCAGGATGGCAGGAAGTTCCTACAAATGCTGCTTAAAATTAGTGTTTGACACTAGATAAAATAATTTATAATATAAGAGAAATTGGAGATAAAAAATGGCGAACTCTACATCGGCAAGTTTAAAACTTACAGTCCAAGCAACGGGTGAAAACTCGGGAACTTGGGGACAAATAACTAACACAAACTTATTAATTTTAGAACAAGCAATTGGTGGATATCAAGCAGTTGGTATTACATCAGGAGCAACTTTAACTTTTTCTAATGGTGCAATATCAAATGGAAAAAATGCAGTTTTAAAATTAACTGGAACAATCGGAGGAGCAGTTAACGTAACTATCCCTGATTCAATTGAAAAAACTTTTATAGTTGATAACGGAACTACTGGTGCTTACACAGTAACGTTCAAAACTACTTCAGGATCTGGAGTAACTTGGGCAGCAGCTGACAAAGGCACAAAAATGATTTATTCAGATGGAACTAATGTTGTTGATACAGCATTTACAGATTTATCATCTGACTTCTCACCACAACTTTCAGCAGACCTAGATGCAAATGGTAAAAATATTACTATTGATACTTCAACAGGTATCATTGATGAAAACGGTAACCAACAAATTACTTTTTCAACAACTGGATCAGCGGTTAATGAATTTACAGTAGCTAACGCAGCAACTACTAACCCACCAGCATTATCAGTAACAGGTGGCGACACTAACATTGACATGAACCTTACACCAAAAGGAACAGGTAGAGTAACCTTTAACGGTCAGGGTAAAATTCAAAGTGTTGCAGAAAAAGTTACAACAGCAGCTGTTGGAACTACAGGTACAGTTAACTACGATGTACTTACTCAAGCCGTATTAAATCACACTACAGATGCAGCGGGTAACTTTACAGTTAACTTCAGAGGTGATGGATCAAGCTCTCTTGATTCAATCATGGATACCGGTGAGTCAGTTACTTTAGCTTTTATCGTTAAACAAGGTGGAACACCTTATTATAACAGTGCAGTTACTATTGATGGATCATCAGTCACTCCAGAGTGGCAAGGTGGATCAGCTCCATCAGCAGGTAATGCAAACTCATTAGATGTTTATTCGTATACTATTATTAAAACTGGATCAGCTGCGTTCACAGCGTTAGCTTCTCAAACACAGTTCGCGTAATAAAATAGGAGGAGAAAGATTATGCCATTATTAGGAACTATCGGAGCAGGAAGCTCAAGAGCATTTGGACTAACAGCCGGCGGAGGCGGAACTGAAATTGATTATATGGTTCTAGCTTCAGGTGGTGGCGGAGGCCAAAACTATGCTGCTGGTGGTGGCGGAGGAGGTTTTAGAACTTCTTTCGGTGGTGGATCTTTAGACTCAGGCGAACCTTTCATTATGAACCCGGATACTACTTACACTATTACAGTGGGTGGATCTACTGGCGTTGCTGGTAAAGGATCAAATTCAGGTGTATCAGGTGGAGATTTAGGAACAGCATTTAACTCAACTGGTGGCGGAAGAGGTGCCGGTTTGAGTAACGGACAAAGTCAAGATGGCGGATCTGCAGGGGGAGGCCCAGGAGAGGGTGGTCCTTCTGGCGGAAACCAAGGTGGGTATACTCCAGCTGAAGGAAACGGTGGAGGATCTTCTCCCCGAGCATCAGGTGGTGGAGCAGCCAATGCAGGCGGACCTACTAGTAACCCAGGCGGACAAGGATATGCAGTAGATATTACTGGCGCATCAGTTACGTACGGTGGTGGCGGCGGAGGCGGTGGATATATTCACGGTCAAGCCCCTGGACCCGGCGGAGCTGGAGGCGGCGGAAATGGTGGATCAGTTCAAGGTGGAACTGGCGGAACAGGAACCGATGGCCAAGGCGGAGGCGGCGGAGGAGCCGGCGCAGACGGCGGAGGCGGCGGCGGAGGCGGATCCGGACGAATCGTTTTAAGAGGCCCATCTGATCTTACATGGACTGTAGCTCCTGGAACTAATTCAACGTCAACAGCACCTGACGGATCAAAAGTTGCTAACTTTACAGTAACTGGAACGGCATCGTTTGCGTAATGAAATATTTTGCTAAATTAGATCTTAACAATACTGTTATCAACGTCATTCAATGTGATGATGATGCTACAGAAGAATCTATGAATATCCTACTAGGACACACTCACAAGGAAACTTGGAAGGATGGGTCCCAAAGACAGCGTTATGCTCAAATGGAGGGCACGTATGACCCAGCAAAAGACGTATTTATAGACTACAAAACATACCCAAGCTGGAGTTTAGACTCTAATAACGAATGGCAAGCTCCTGTTTTATACCCAAGCTCAACAGCGTGGGGAGCAGATGACGATGTATATCCAATCCAATGGGATGAAGACAATCAAAGATGGTATGGTTCAGCTAGAACTGCAGGCACTTCTTTAATATGGGATTCTGCTGCAACTACTTGGGTAGTCGGATAGTTTTATATTCTTGCTTAATTGACTGATTAAGCTATTATATCAAGAAAGAGGATGAAAGATGAATTTACAATATAAGTATTGGTATTTTGAAAAAGCATTACCCTCATCATTTTGTAATGATGTTATAAAACATGCATTAGCTAAAAAAGACGAAAAAAAAGGCGGTACTTTTGGTATCGATACTCGTAAAAAACTTACTAAAAAACAATCACTACATCTTAAAAAACATAGAGATTCAAACATTGTTTGGTTAACAGATCAATGGGTTTTTGATGCTATTATTCCTTTTGTTAATACTGCTAATAAAAATGCAGGGTGGAATTTTGAAATAGAAAAAGCAGAAAATATTCAATTCACTATTTATAATAAAAATCAATATTATAATTATCATCAAGACTCTAATATTATTCCTTACGATAACCCTGAAAATCCAGATACTCATGGCAAAATTAGAAAACTATCTGTAACAGTTTCTTTAAATGATGCTACTGAATACAAAGGAGGAGAGTTAAAATTTTTAGATCATAAAAAAGACCCCACTAAATTAAATCAACTAACATGCAAAGAAATAAAAAGACAAGGGTCTTTAGTTGTTTTTCCGTCTTTTCAATTTCATGCTGTAACACCTATTACTAAAGGCATAAGATATTCTTTAGTTATGTGGTGCCTAGGGAGGCCTTTTAAATGAAAAATTATATCTTTTTAAATGGTATGCCAAGAGCAGGTAATACTTTGTTCGGCTACCTAATGAATAAACACCAAGACATAGCAGTAACAGCTAACTCTGTTTTACCTGATGTCCTACTTCAATTATATAGAATTAAAGCCGGTGAAAACTTTCATAATTTTCCTGACGAAAAATCTTTTGATAATATGTATAAAAAAATATTTGATAATTATTTTGAACATTGGAAACAAAATAATATTTTAATTAGAGGACCTTGGGGTACACAAGGCAATCAAATTTTATTAGATTCTATAACACCTAATAACCAAAAACATATAATTTTATATAGACCTTTACATGAATGTTTAAATTCATTTGTATCTTTAATTCCTAAAGAAAGAAGAAATATAGAACACTTTGCAGCTGAGAAGTTAAGTAACTCAGGCTCATTAGGAAAAGTATTAATGGCGTGTAAATATCTTCAAACAAGAAAAAATTTTATTGTAGTTCATTATAAAAATTTAATTAAAAACCCTGAAAAAGAAATAAAAAGAGTATTTAAATATTTAGGTTTAAAATATACTAAAGTTAATTACAAAGTTACAGGGCAGTTTGAAAATAATGGAGTTAAGTATAATGATGAAATCTTTAGAGATGTAGGTGGACCAGAGGTCCCTCTACACAAACTAACTTTAGGCACACCAAGAAAATTAAAAAGTAAAAACGTATTACCTCCACATATTATTAAAAGGTGCAAAGATTTAGATGTCTTTTAAAGATAGAGGATATAATATACAAAAAAATATAATAGACAGGCAGTTAGCTGATTTTCTATATTCTTACTTACAGTTAAAAAGAAAAGTATTTCATACTCTCTGCGATATGAATTTAATTTCTCCTTACAATTTAGATTGGGGAGGATTAGGAGATCATATGTTCCCAGATACATTTGCTATATATGGAGATACAGCTATGGATAATTTAATAGCTTTTTTAAAAAAGAAAGTAGAAACACAAACAAAATTAAAACTAGTAGAAAGTTATAGCTACGCTAGACTTTATAAAAAAGGAGATGAGTTACATAAACACACAGATAGAAAAGGATGTGCGGTATCTTTAACAATAAATTTAGGTGGAGATAAATGGCCTATATTTCTGTTAGATAAAAAAGGAATCTCAACAAGTATTAGTTTAAATCCAGGTGATGCAGTCCTATACCAAGGTAGAGATCTACCTCATTGGAGAGAAAAATTTAAAGGTAAGATATGTGGTCAATTGTTTTTACATTATACTTTACCTGATGCACAACATTTATATGATACTCGAAAACATATAGGGTTACCTAATTCTGCATCTATGAAAGGAAAGAAAAATTAATGAAGGTATTTAAAAATTTATTACCTGTACAACAACAAGACTATTTAGAAAACATAGTTAATCATGATGGGTTTCCATGGTTCTTTTATGGAAATGTAATCTATGACAGGAATGAAAAATTTGAAAAACATAAAAATATTACTGAAACATATGCTTGGATTCATACTTTATATTTTCAACCTAAAGGAGCTAACTCAGAGTTCTTTGATAGATTTAAAATTATTCTAGATGCTTTTGCAGAAAAACAAAAAGTAAAGATTACAGAAATGTTAAGAGTTAGAATTAGACGTACATTTTATTGTAAAGGACATACGTTAAAAAAATATAACTATCCACACGTAGATTTAGCAGACTTAGAAAAATATAAATCTTTAGTATATTATTTACATGATTCAGACGGAGATACTATCATGTTTAAAGAAAAACATAATAAAGATTATCCTAATTTTTACGATAAAACTAAACTTACTATCGCTAAAAAGAATACTCCTAAAAAAGGATCTGCTCTTTATTTTGATGGAGATACATATCATGCAGGTAACTCACCTGTAGAATATACATATAGAACTGTAGTCAATTTTGATTTTAGAATAAATGAATAATTTTATAGGTCAAAGCTATATAAATAAAAGCTTATGTGACAAGTTAATTAATTACTTTGAAAGTAGTAATAAAAAATTTAAAGGAAGTTTTTTTATGGGATCAGACCTTACTCCAACCTATGATCCTAAGAAAAAAGAAACCATGGAAATAATATTTAAACAACAAGATACTACTTTATTTGATGACTATATGTCAGAACTAACAAAGTGTTTAGATAAATATAAGAAAAAGTATTCTTATTGTGATAGAGGCCAAGAGCCTTGGGGTTTAGAACTATGGCCAAAGATACAAAAATATAATCCTAAACAAGGTTATCATATATGGCATAATGAAAATAGTGGTAGCCGAGCTACATATAAAAGACATTTAGTATTTATGACTTATTTAAATACCGTAATCAATGGAGGAGAGACAGGCTTCTGGGACCAGAAGGTAAAGATAAAACCTAAAAAAGGATTGACTTTAATTTGGCCTGCAACTTGGACTCATACTCATAAGGGTTATCCCCCTACAAAACAAGATAAATATATTGTAACTGGTTGGTGGCAACATGAAGGTATATAAGAATTTTCTACATGGATATCTATTAGGCAAAATACAAGTTAGAGTTTTTTCACAAAACTTTCCTTGGTATTGGAGAGATCAAATGGTTAAAGATGATCACTACTGGTTTAATCATTCTTTCTATGACAATGATGAGATTCAATCTCCTCACTATGAAGAGTGGATTGTACCTATTATAAAAAAATTAAAATGTAAGAAATTAATACAAGCAAGATGTAATATGATGACAAGAGAAGTTTTATATTCTTATACATCAGATTTACACACCGATTATGATTTACCTGAAGGTAAAACAGCTATTCTATATCTTAATACTTGTAATGGTGGTACATATGTTAAAGATAAATTTATTGCTTCTGAAGAAAATAAGCTTATAATATTTCCCTGCCAAACTCTACATAGAGGAGTTAGCCAGACAGACGTAGAAAGGAGAGCTGTAATAAATATTAATTATGTATAAGAAAAAGAAACAAATAGATAAATCAGGTAAGTATACAGTAATAGATGATTTCTTACCAAGACATCAATTTTTAGATTTAAAAAGTGCTATCATGCATGCAGACTTCCCATGGTATTACACACCAAACATAAATGAATTTGAAAAGAAAGATAAGTCTTGTTATTTTACTCACATGTTTTATGCGGGAGCAGTTTTTAAAAAATCAACACACTTTGATATTCTACTTCCTTTAATAGATAAAATAAATCCTAGAGCTTTATTAAGAGTTAAGTGTAATTTATATCCAGTAACAGCAAAACTAATAAAACATAAAACACATATTGATTATAACTATTCACACAAAGCAGCTATCTTTTCTATTAATACCTGTAATGGAGCTACTATTTTAGAAGATGATACTAAAATAGATTCAGTAGAAAATAGATTGTTATTGTTTGATGCTTCTAAACCTCATTCAAGTACATCTACTACAAATGATAATGCAAGAATAAATATAAACTGGAACTATTACTAATGCAATTTACTTACTACTACGTTAATAATTACCTGACTAAAGCTGAAATTAAAAAGATAAATAAAGAATTTGACAAAGCTCCTCAGCCATTTCATAAGCAAGCTCCTACTGTTAAATCATCAGTAGCTACACAAACAGGTTATTATAAAATACAAAAGATAAAAGACATTAAACAATCAGTTAGATGGATAAATAGAAAAGTATTTGGTTTTGATATTTACGACACTATTCATGACGATGTTATTCAAAATAAATATAAAGCTTCTAATAAGGGTCAATATAAATGGCATGTAGATGGAGAACCGTATAGTCAAAACTTTACTTTAAAATTAACTACATTAATTAACTTATCTGAAAAACCTTATGAAGGTGGTATATTTAAACTGTTTGATGGTAAACCTATTCATATAAAAGAGTTTGATCAACCAGGTAGTATGATAGTATTTCCATCTTATTTTCTACACAAAGTAACTCCTGTAACTAAAGGAGAAAGAATATCGTGTACTATTTTTGAGACGGGCCCATGGTGGAAATAAAAAACATATACTCTTTAAATTTAAAAGCTATCCCTATAAAGATATATAAAACAAGCTTTAGCTTATCTGATGAATTTATAAACAAATTAAATAAAAAAGAATATTGCAAACAAAATACTAAACAAGGAACTAAAGGTGCTTTAGTAAGTAACAATACTCATGTGTTTAAAGATAAGTTTTTAGAACCTGTAAAAAAATTTATAGATAATATATCTAATACTTATGCCAAAGATGCGTTAGGTATAACCAATAAATTAATTAGAGTTAACGATTGGATATCTCTTTGTACAAAAGGACGTAGTCATCATGAACACCGACATCCTAATTGTTTATTTAGTGTTGTATTTTATGCTAGAATAAAAAGTGGAGCTCTAACGTTTTATATAGACAGATCTGCAATTGAAGAATCTTTTTACTTTGAATATGATATTAAAAAATATAATGAACACAATTCTAGTCAATGGACTATTCAACCTCAACAAGGAGATGTAGTAATTTTCCCTGGAGATCTTAGACATGGGACAACTCCTAATGAACATGATGAAAATAGAATTGTATTTGGAGCTAATTATTTTCTTACAGGAAAAGTAGGCAATGAACCTTATTCTACATATGTCATCAAATGATTTTAAACAGTTGCTTACTATTACAAAAGAAGCTACTACCAATCAGAAGAAGAAAGAACTTTGGGACGTAGAAGGAATCCTACACAACCAAAAACTTAAATTTGATTTACGTCCTTTAAAGAATTATGCAAAGGGAGGATCGTTTAAAACTAAAGCAGATAAAATAGTTTATGATGTAAAAGATCAATTTATTATTGTAGATACAGAAGAACTACATCAATATCTGAAAGATAATCGTTCAAAAGTAGTCCATTTATGGGAGTTGATCTCCAAGCTAGAGTGGAATATAATACTACCAAAAAATTAAAAACTCTATATAGTACGGGGTTTATGCTACAGAAACTTAACTTTAAACCAGGATTTAACAAACAAGCCACTGATTCAGGGGCTGAAGGCCAGTGGGTAGACGGAGATTTTGTTAGATTTAGATATGGATTACCTGAAAAGGTAGGAGGATGGCAACAGCTAACAGTAGCTGATGAAACACTACCTGGACCTGCTAGAGCTCAACATGCATTTAGTAGTTTTGGTGGTGAGAAATATGTAGCTATAGGAACAGCACAAGGATTGTTTCTATACTATGATGAAGCTTTTTATGACATTACTCCACTAGACGCACAGCTTAGTAACCCGTGTACTTTCGATACAGTTAACGGATCTGCTGATGTGACTGTTAATTGTACGGGTCATGGACTTGCTAACGGTAGATATATAGTTTTTAATGGAATGTCAGGAGTTCCAAATGGCTTTACAGCTGCTTCTGTTTTTACGGATGGAGCTTTTGAAATAAGAGACATAACTACCAACACATTTAAAATTACAACACCCGTCGCTGCATCTAGCCCAGGCGGTACAGCTACAGGAGCGGCAACCATTAAACCTTATGTTTTAGTAGGACCAACTTTTCAAACAAGAGGTTATGGATGGGGTACATATTTATGGGGCGACTCAACATGGGGAACGGCTAGAACTGTAAGCAACGTGACTCTGGATCCAGGAAACTGGAGTCTAGATAACTTTGGTGAAGTTTTAGTTGCTACAATATTTGATGGTAAAACTTTTACATGGAACGCTGGAGCAGCCACTCCTAGAACCGTTAGAGCTTCTACATCTACATCTGGTTTTTCTACATCGGCAAATCCAACAGCTACAAGAATGACGTTAGTATCAGATAGAGACAGACACTTATTTCACTTTGGAACAGAAACAACTATTGGCGATGTAACCACACAGGACCCGATGTTTGTAAGATTTTCTAATCAAGAAGATTTAAATACCTACGCACCAACTGCAACCAACACTGCAGGGAGCTTTAGACTAGATACAGGAAACAGGATCATAGCAGCCATTCAAGGTAAAGATTATGTATTCTGTTTAACAGATCAAGCAGCTTATGTAATTCAATTCGTTGGACCACCATTTACTTTCTCTGTAAGACAGGTAGGTACAAACTGTGGATGTATAGGACAGCATGCTGTCTCTTATGCAAACGGAGCTGTCTGGTGGATGTCAGCCGAAGGTGGATTTTTTGTATTTGATGGTACAGTTAAATCATTGCCTTGTTTAGTTGAAGACTTTGTATTTACCACAGATGGAGATAATCTTGGTGTTAACTATGGAGCTTCTGATATTGTTTATTCATCACCTAACGCTTTGTATACAGAAATTAATTGGTTCTATCCTAAAAATGGTTCCGAACAGATTGATAGGTGCGTAACATATAATTATTCAGAAAATGTATTCACAACTTCATCTATAGCTAGAACAAGTTATCAAGATCAAGGTGTGTATAGTTTACCATATGCTACAGATTATACAGCTACAGCGACGCCTGTTTTCGCTGGTATTAGTGGCTTAACGAATAAATATGGTGCATCTGTTTACTATGCTCATGAGGTTGGCGATGATCAAGTCAATAGTTCTGGCACTACTTCTATCGATGCATTTATTAAATCTGGAGATTGGGATATTACATCTAGACGAAGTCCGCTGGGTCAACAAACAGGAGTAGCAGACTACAGAGGAGATGGAGAGTTCTTTATGTCAGTTAAAAGATTTATACCTGACTTTAAATATTTACGTGGTAACTCTACAGTTACTTTATTTTTAAATGATTACCCAGATAACACAGCAGTGAGTTCACCTTTAGGTCCCTTTACAATTACTAAAACCACTGATAAAATAGATACAAGAGCTAGAGGTAGATTAGTAGCTATACAAATAGCTTGTACTTCTACAGGCGAAGCGTGGAGATACGGAACCTTTAGACTAGATGCACAACCGGATGGAAGAAGATAATGGAACAATATATAGACGAATATGGTAATCTACAATTTAGAACAGTAGGAACTAATAATTCATATCCTTTTAAATCTATGGCTGATATGGCTGCTGAAAATGAATTAGCTCTTGGTACTCAATTCAATACACCTGCAGACACTTTAACATCTCTACAAAATTTTCAAGAACCTTATTATCTTCCTAATCAAAAGATGCTACCTCCAAAATCATTAGGTTTTGATACTTCTTATGGTGTAGCTAATGAACCTGATGTTCCACAAGTAGCTTTACCGGGTCAAAGCCAAGGTATACCTTTTGCAACTCAAGCAAAAAATTTTGTTACTAACACTCTGCCTAATTTTATTAAAGGCGGTCTTAGTATGATACCGGGTGTTAGTATGATACAAAGATTAGATAAGTTTGATACGCTTCCGTATTTAGATAGACAGTTTATTAAATCTAATATGCAAGGAGGAGTACCAGGTATTTATGTAGATCCAAGAACAGGTTTGTTAAAAGATCAAAGAGGTAAAAATGTTAGAAGTCTTTTAGGTAACTATGCAGAATCTATTGAAAAAGATTATGAGAAACTATCAAATCAATTAGAAAAATCTAAAAAGAATTACACAGAAAAATATGGAGGTTTAGATGTTATTAATGAATATGGTAAAAATTGGTCAGAGATGAATAAAAACAATTTAAATAATTTTGAGTTCTTAACTAACATGAAGAGTAAAAAAGATAAACAAGAACGAGATTTCTTAGATAAAGTTAAAGCACAAGTTAAATCTGGAATAACAGCTAAAATAGGTCAATCACTTCACGGTGGTAACGACGGACCAAAAGATGATGGTGGTAATAAAGGAAATATAGGTTCTGATGGTGCAGACTATAGTTCAGCTGGTAAAACAGGAGCCAAAGCTGGATTTGGGTATGGTTTATAATGGCAAAAGTAACAGCATATATACCTGAACCTAAACCTGAGTATGAGGTAGATAACCAAAGACAAATTTTAGAAGCATTAAATACAATACAGCAACAACTTAATTTTTCTTTTCAACAAGATTTAAAAAACGAACAAGACGCATTTAATTATTTCTTAGCATGACCATACAATATAAAAATCAAGGTTTTAAACAAGCCGATGTAAATAAGGCTACAGTTCTGACTTGTCCCACTGATGGGTCTATTATAGTTAAGAGTGTATATTGTGCAAACAATGATGCGTCATCAGGGGTTCTAGTACAGATGAATTTTGTTGACTCATCTGATTCTAACACTGAATATGAATTTTTTAGAGATGAGGTGGGTGCTAAATCGCAGGTAAATGCTTCACCACAAGGCTTGAATTTAGAAGCAGGTGATGCTATAACTGTGCAAGCAGCCACAGGCAGTAATACAATACAAGGCCTGATAAGTTATGCTTTAATAAATAGAGAGAATGAAAACGGATAAAGACAACGTACTTAAAATAGATTGCACTACAATAACTACGTGGCGTAATACTAAAACTAAAGAAGTGTTTAAACAAAAAACAGAAGGACCTGATATTGTGCAAGACGTAACAGTTCATGTTTCTCCAAAAGGTTTAGACATGATACAGAAAGCTATGAATGATAAAAACAAAACAAATAAATCCTAAAGGCGGAACTGAATTACAATTCGACTATTTAACAAAATATGTTGATTCAAAATTATTAAACGAAGTACAGATATGTACATCTGTGCCAGAAAAAATTCCTTTACATCCTACAAAACTAAATATCCTATGGCAAAAAAATTCTTACGACCAAGCTAATTTATATCACTGGTTTAAAGATAAATCTAATCATGACAAATACGACTGGTATGTATTTAACAGTCATTGGAACTACGAACATTTTAGAGATCACTTTGATATACCTACACATAAATCTGTAGTTATTAAAAATGGTATAGATGGAATTGGTACATCTACTCCTTATCAACAAGGACAACCTATAAAAATTATTCATCAGAATACACCATGGAGAGGACTATCTGTATTACTAGGTGCCATGCAGTTAATTAAGAATCCTTTAATTAGTTTAGATGTTTATTCTTCTTGTGAAGTATACGGTCAAGATTTCTATAATCAAAATGATCACAACTATAAAGCTTTATATGAGCAAGCAAAACAATTGCCAAATGTAAATTACATTGGCTTTAAACCAAATGGATTTATAAAAGACAACATACATAATTATAATATGTATGTGTACCCAAGTATATTTGAAGAAACGTTTTGTATATCATTACTTGAAGCAATGGCTGCAGGTTTGTATTGTATTACAACTAACTATGGAGCTTTGTTTGAAACAGGTGCAGAGTTTCCTATGTATATACCTTACGAAAAAAATTATAGAAACTTAGCTCAAAAGTTTGCTTATGGTATAGAAGCAGCAGCTAACACATTACATGAAACGCAAATACACAATCATTTAGAATGCCAAGCTGCATACGCTAAAGCATATTACGGCTGGAATAAAATAGGTACATCTTGGAAAAGATTTTTGGAAGGAGCGGTAAATGCAAAAAAGTAGTAAAGCGCAAGGCGCAAACAATGAACCCATCTGGTTTGGCAAGCCATCTGCGGAAGGGGATACAGAAGTTACCACGATCAATATTGGCACAACATCTCCCCATAAAATAATGGTATGCACACCTGTGCATAGTGACGTATCAATGCATTACTGCCAAGCTGTTTTAAAATTTCAACAGGATTGTATGCAAAGAAAAATATTAGTTAGTTTTACTTTGATGAAATCATCTTTAGTTACACAAGGCAGAAATCTATGTGTAGCCGAAATGTTAAATCATCCTGATCATTATACTCATTTATTATTTATAGATTCAGATATAGACTTTCAGTCTAAGACTATCTTTACAATGTTAGAAAAAAATTTAGATGTAGTTGGATCTGTATATCCAATGAAAACATTTGATTGGAAAAAGACTTGGAGAAGATTAACTGAAAAACATAGAGCAATTAATTCTGCTGATGACTTAATGAATTCAGGGTATACTTTTCCTGTTAAAGTAGAAGATCCAGATAAGATACACGTTGTTGATGGAGTAGCAGAAGTAACTCATGCTCCAACAGGATGTATGTTAATTAAAAGAGAAGTCCTAGAAAAAATGATTAAACATTACCCTGAACTAGAAATATTCCAACCCACTATAATTAATGGTGCTGAAGAAAAGAAAGACAATATGTACAATCTTTTCGACACTCTTCATGACCCAAAGACCAAAAGATATTTTGGAGAAGACTTTGGTTTTTGTCAAAGATGGGCAGATATGGGTGGTAAAGTACACATATATACCAAAGATTATATTACACATATCGGAGAATATTCTTATTGTGGTAGGTTTTGGGACGACTTATACCAAGGTGCTCAACCTGTTAAAGGTATTGACGATAGCAAAAAAATCAAATAAAGTGTGATATTTCAGGATAAGTACGCCTGCCATTTAAACTTAAATTAGACAAAATTATGGCAATAACAGAAACAATAGAATCAAAAGAATTCGTAGCAGGAGCACCAGACATCATATTAAAGGGTGATTTAACCCCTAAAAAACCAGAGATAAAGATGGCTTCTGATGATATGAATGAAAGATTTTTAGAACAACTATACGAACAACTTTTAGACGAAGGTTTTTCTCCAGAAGAAGCAGCTAAAAAAGCTAGACAACTAGCTGAAGAAAGATCTATGGCCGATGGCGGCAGAGCACAATACGGTTTAGGTAGTATTGTTAAAGGTGTTAAAAAAGCAGTCAAAGGTGTAGCCAAAGGAGTTAAAAATGTTGTTAGCTCTGACATGGGTAAACTAGCTTTAACTGCACTAGCAGCAAACTACGCTCCAATGTTGTTTGGTAAACAAACATTAATGCAACAAGGACTTCCGAGTATATTTAGTAATGTTGGTAGTTTTTTTACAGGTGGTTCAGAAGCAATGAACGCTCTTAAGATAGGTGGAGCTGGCGCAATCATTACAGGTCTACTTGCTCAAAAAGAACAGAAACAAGGTGAGAGTGATATTGATTTTTCAAATAGATTGGCTGAAGTAAAAGATCAATTAAATGTACAATTTAAAAGACTATACCCACAAAATGATGGTGAAGGTGATGAAGAGTATAATATAAGAATATCAGCTATGGTAGAAGAAGCTGATGACTCTACAATTCCTGCAGGTGAAATGGCTGAAGGTGGTAGAGTGGGCCGTGCCTTTGGTTCTGATAAATTAGTGGAACAGGCATCAGGCATTGAAGGCATACCAATAAACATGAATTCTAAAGGTGTTAAAGAATTAGACATGAGAGAAACAGGTGGATTTATACCACCAGTTGGTGTAAAAGAAAAAGCAGATGATATCCCAGCGATGTTATCCAACAACGAATTCGTATTTACCGCTGATGCAGTAAGAGCTGCAGGTGGTGGTAGTGTAAACAAAGGTGCTCAAATTATGTATGACACCATGAAAAAATTAGAGAGTAAGGTAGTATAATGGCAGAAGTTTCAACAGTACAACAGTTACCAGCACCGTTTATTGAAGCGGCAGGTAAAACATATTTAGCAGACCTACAAAAAGCAGTTGGTGGTCTAAGAGGATTAGATGTATCTAAATTATATGGTCCTCAGTTTGTTGCACCTACTTCAGCAATAACACAAGAAGCTCAAGCATTAAGAGGTGGGTTAGGTTCTTATGCACCTTTCTTACAGACAGCGGCAGCAAGCACCGGGCCTCAGGCATATCAACAATTTATGTCTCCTTATCAACAAGATGTTATTGATACAACACTACAAGAATTTGATGTACAAGCTGCAAAAGGAATTCCAAGTATCGCAGCGCAAGCTGTAGGTAAAGGTGTTCTTGGTGGTGGTAGAGAAGGTGTGATGAGAGCCGAGTATCAAACAACAAGCGACAGGAACCGGGCAGCATTACAAGCTCAATTATTACAACAAGGATTTGGCCAAGCTCAACAAGCTGCGCAGCAACAATATTTAAATCAAATGAACTTAGCTCAAATGTCACCACAATTAGCTGGTCAACAAATTTCAGCGTTAGGTGCATTAGGTACCCAACAACAAGCACAAACTCAAGCAGGTTTAGGTGCTCAACAACAGTTAGCTTACCAACAAGCATATCAACCATTGCAGTTAGCTCAGCAATATGGTCAAGGTGTTACTGGATTAATTTCTGGATACCCAGCACAATTCCAAACTCAATCTACGCCTTCACCTACACCATTACAAACAGCATTAGGAGCTGGAGCTACATTAGCAGGAGTATACAGAGCGTTTAGTTAATATGAGTAATACATTTAAAAGACCTATGTTTAGAAAAGGCGGTGACGTCGGTGGCGGAATCATGAACAATATTGTTGAAAGAGGACAATACGCTAACAGTAACGCTGAAGATCTTAATTTAAAAGACAGCACTGGGTTAAAAATAAAAGATCAGATGGATGTTATTGAACAATTATCTGGAGGAGATAATAGATTAGGTGATCCTTTAACACAATTTTTATTACAGTTAGGACCATCAATAGCAAGTCAAACTGGAGGCGGTGGCACTATTGGAAACTTACTTCTTGCATCAAAAGAACCTACAAAAGATTTATTTAAAACTTTATCAGATCAGAAAAAAACAAAACAAGCGATAGCACTAGACCTATACAAAGATTTATCTGACTCAGACAAAATAGCTTTACAAGAAAAGGTAGAGTATTTAATGAAAGAGTTTGACATAAGTAAAGAAGAAGCATTAGCTAGAGCTTTACCTGAATACAGGAAAAAAAGAGATCCTGAAGAAGATGCAAATCTTAAATACGAAAATACTATCGAAAGTATTATTAATACTACTAAGAACAGATTTGGTGTTTCACAAATAGATAACAGACAAGCTGAATTAATCTTAGCTGATCTAGACAAACTAGAAAAAACTAACCCAGAAGCTCACGCACAATTTATTAGAACTAAATCTAAAAATAAGTATATCTTTGGTGGAGGTGAATACAACGCTGACACTGGAGAGATACTAGGTAAAAATTCACTCTTTAATAGTTTACCTGAAAATGTATATGTGTATGACATTGAAAGAGGTA